AGTAACGGTCAGTGATCTCCTCAGCCATGTCTGGAGTGGCGAACCGCATAGAAAATACACCAGCTTCTGCCCCTGAAGCAGCCTGGAGCTCGCTGACCACTTGCTTGAAATCAGGTGTGAGGTTCGGGTTGCGTTGCCGGAAGGGTACCTTTGTGTCCAACTTATACTCGCCCTGGTGTACACGAGTCACCTTAACATCAGGAAAATTCACTTCCGGAAACACCTCCTTGTACCGTTCCAACACTTCTTTCAAGTTCAACTTGACGACACGTTGACCTGGTTGGATCTTGAGACGGTCTGAAGCCACCATCGTCGTGGTGAAGGTCCCGTCTTTTGGTGTGTAAAGCCAATGGTGCGGCGTATGTATCGAAAACAGGGGTGCCCAGACAACTTTAGCCCTGGGCTTGGTCCCCCACCATTTCCGTGTGGCAACGGTGGCCGCACTCAGCTGGTCAACTAATGGGTTGTGCAGGGAAAGTTCCAGTCTACGGCCGAGTGTGATCAGGAATGTGTATTCCTCACTTGTCCACTTCAGTCCAATCACAGCGCTGTGTGCCAATGATCTGTGCAGTATACCTGAGGTCAACCTGAACTTCGTGGTTGCGAGCCATGTCAAGTGGTTCAAGTTATCCATTGAAGTCTGGCTGCCAGCGAGTTGCTGGACCACAGTGGACCGCATAAATTTAGCAACAGCCTCGTAACTCTCCTTCCCGTACGAGTGGAATTTTGGGGCTGCCATTGCACCAAATTTTGCATCCACGTTTGGAAGGTCAACCAATTTGGTGAAGGCTGTTTCCATTGTCTGCTGGTACAATTCGATCTTCACGTCACCCTTGACACCACGCCACTGGCCTGCTACCCATTCACCAAAGAAGGCTCCAACTCTTGTTGGAATGTCTGCACCATAGCCCCCCAAATGCTTCCATGGTATAATGGTGCTAGTTGACTTGTGGATGATGTAGTTAACCATGAAGAGGCAGTTGTCACCCAGGGATCTATATTTGTTCCCATCGAATTGAGCAGCCAAATCCCGGTAACCCAACTTGAAG